GTATTAGCATCAACGCTACGAACCATCTGCAGTGGCACGTAGGGGCAGTAGAAGAGACCAGCGTCATAGGCGTTGGTGCCCTTATAACCAGCCACGTAGTAGTGAGTGTCGGAAACGTTAGCCGAATAAGGGTCAATGTAGACCTTCAGCTTACCATTGATGGTACCAGCAAACAGGTTGCCGGTGTCATCAACACTCAGGTTGGCGTTAAGTGCGGGGGTGTAATCCAGAACACCTGCCATCGTGAGGGCGGAAGCCACATCAGCGGAACAGATGATCAGGTTACCCTTTCCACGACGAGTTTCTTGTGCGATTGCGTTACAATCACGCTCGATTTGGAAGAGGAGACCCTTGAACTTCTCAACGGACCAACGACCATTGCTGTCAACATCCAGGTCAAACACACCGCCGTTAGCGACGTTGTTTTGAGCACCAGAGACTGCAGTTTGGTAAATGGTACGGATGACTTCCCGGTTGATTTCAGCCAGGATTTCAGAGGAGAGGATGTTAGCCAGTTCGGCTTCAGCATCCAGACCGTGAATAGCACGGAGGTCCTGAGCGAGCTCAAGGCTGTATTGTGCCTTCAGGGCACGACCTTTAGCTTCGACAACAGTCTTCTCAATGCTGAATCCCATCTGGTGGAATGCATCAGCGTTAGCAGAACCCATATCTTCCAAAGAAGGAGTTCCACCACCCTTATCCATACCTTCCATGTTAGCCAGGGTAGGATCATAGTTACCAGCGGTAACAGTGTTTCCTGTGGCGTTATTCAGAAGGCCAGGATTGAGTTCCAGAGCGCCCTGAGAAGTGGCAGCGGTGATATCACCAGCAGTGTTGGCGAAGGTGGGGTTCGCTTCGTCGAACAGTGCTTCAGTGGTGCTGAGGCTGGAAACACCAGAAGCGGTGTCGGCATAAACGGCACGCATTGCGAAGATAAGACCTGTAGGACCAGACATTGGCTGGACACCACAGATGTCGTATGCCATCAGGTTGGGCATCGAGCGGCGAATCAGGGAGATAAGCACGGGGTCGAAACCAGCAACAGGACCAGCAGCAGTTGCAGCCTGTTGGTAACCATCAGCGCCAACAGCGTTGGTGGGAGCCTCAGTCAGGAGGTTGGTCTGTCCACCAAGAGCAGCTTGCTCACGGAGGAAGGATTCTTGGTTCTCAAGAAGTTGAGCGGTAACAGCCCTTCTGTAGGAATCTTTGATCTCAGGAAGATCTTGATGACTCAGAATAGGTGCCCACTTTTCGGTAAGATGTTGTGACATTGTTCTTAGTTTACCTTATAGGTGGTGATCATTTTTTGGTACGGGAAAGAGCTCTAGCATAAGCAGCCATTGTGCTGTTAATACTTTCGTCTTCCGTAGGTGCCAGAGCTTCGGCGGACTCTTCAAGCATTTCCTGCTGTGAAACTTCACCACCTTCGGTGATAAAGGATTCCTTCAGGATGCCGAGCTTCTGTCTATAATTTTCTTCACTTTCAAACTCAACGGATTCTGCGAGTCCAGCGAGCTTCTCCTTAGCGGTTTCTGAGAGATCCCAAGAAACATCAGAAAGGATTTGATCGCGTTGGAAACCAGACATCTGTGAAGCGAGAGAGACGTTAGCCTCAATCTGCTCGTTCAGTTTGTCTTCCATGTCATCAAGTTTGGCGACCATCGATTCGAAGATGTCATACTTCTCATCAGGAAGGGTGACATAATGGTCTTCAAAGAGACCCTTGAGACCCTGCATGAAGGACTCAGAGAGTTCGTTACGGATGCCGTTTTCGACAACCAGCTTGTTCTCCTCAAGCCACTGACCTGCGGTATAGTTGAGGAATGCCTCAACTTTCTCTGCGATATCAGTGATCTCTTCCTCAAAACGAGTGGAGAATTCTTCTTCCAGTCGAGCAACCTCGATCTGGAGCTTTTGGTTAAGAGCACCTTCGAAGATGACCTTAGCCTTCATCTTGAACTCATCAGAAGCACCTTGGCTTTCTGCGAGTTCATCAAGATGACTAGCGGCTTGATTGTCAACTTCAACATGCTCATAACTTGCTTTCCTGTCAAGTTTTTCAGGACCAGGATTGGAAGTACCCAAACCTCCAGGACCTTCATTTCCAGGAAGCACCGAAGGGCTTACAGCTGCTGGCCTTCCTTCGGCCGCAGATGCCTTCTTGTTCACCTCAGATTTCGACTGAGCAGGAGCATGAGCGTCCAACTTAGCGGAATCGTTATCGGGTTTGTAGTCCTGAGGAGTAGGACCACCAACGTCTTCGATAGACTGACCGGGAACCAACGAAGGATCGATCTTCGAGGGGCCCTCGGCTGGAGCAGCTTTGCTATTCACTGCTGTACGAGATTGAGATGCCATTGTTTTTCAAAAACTAATTTGGAATTATTTAGTCACCTTTATTTAGAATAAAGCGTGTCTTTATGGATATATGTTACGGAAAACTCAAAGATTATAAAGATAATCTTCAAAGATACGAAGCTTCTGTTCTTCCAAATCACGTCTGGAAGCGGCTTCTTCAATTTGACGAGCAGCAGTTTCTGCTCTCATCAATTTGCCTTGGGTGTCGTAATACCACTCAACGCCTTCCATAATGCCCTGAACGAAAGCGTCAGGTGCAGAAGGGTCAGCTACAATATCAGCAGCTGTAGCGAGGTGGAAGTCCTCACCAACATAGTTGGCGCCATCTCTGGATACCAACGAACCCATACCTCTCGATGAAACACCAAGGGTAACTCCATCATTGAGAAGAGCGGAAGCAATACGTCCCATAGGAGTATCGAGAATCTTCGCCTTTCCAATGAAGTTGGATCCTTCTTGTCTCAAAGAAGTGATCTTATGAGAAACACGATCCAAGTTGACGGTGGGACCATCGGGGTGACCCAACTCACCAAGAGCGCGTTGCTTATTCACAAAATTCTCATTATATCTTTCTACTTCTTTGGCCAAGATTCTACTCTCATAAATCCTTCCATTGCGATTCTTGACATCACCTTGAAGGAAAGGACCTTGAATAAAGAATGTTTTCTTGCCGTTTGTAGATTCTGTTAGGATTTCGATTGCCTCGATCTCCTCCCTAATTAACTTCATCTGATTCCTCCTCTGGTTCTTCTGTAGTTTCGTATGCGGGCTCTTCACCAGTGTAATCAACAACAGGTGCGAAGTAGTTATGAGCAACTTCGGGTTTCAATTCACCAATCGCTCCATATGAACGAGTAAGGAGTTCCTGATTCAGAACATCAGTCGCTTCCGCATTCTTACCCTGAACAATAAGATCAATAAGTTCGGATACTCTAGACATAATTTTACAAGTGTTACAGTTTTATTTATCACATAGGTGCGCCAGCCGCGGCGCCAGGAGGAAGTGCACCCTGTTGCATCATCATCGCCATGACATCTTGACCTGAATCTCCGGATAAATCCATATCTCCTTCCATTGGAGCATTTGGATCCACAGGTGCGGCCTCTTCTTCTCCTTCCACTTGCTCCTCTTCTTGCATCGCAGCATTTGGATCTGGAATAATACCCACATTCCTTTCGTAAGAAATTTGAGTATCTGTTTCTTTGATTTCTCCATCGTTGAAACCAAGAACGTTGCGACGAATTTGATACACAGAGAAATACTTACCAATATAAGGCTCACACATTGATGCTGCCTGTAGTTTGGTTTGTAGAATTTCCAAATCTTTCAATTCAGAAAAATGATTATCATAGATAAAATCAAACTGAATATGCTCTTTCATTCCATCAAACTCTTTAGGTGTTACTACACCTTTTAGAACGAGTTGTGTTTTTAGAATATCAGTAAACAAGAATCCAAACTTCTTTCTCATCCTCCCAACAAACTTGGCAAATTTCACCTCATCTCTCATGATGTTATCAGATTTACCGATCTGAAAGCCCTGATTCTGTTGATCCATTCTAGAAATAGGAACATTCAGAGACTTGTAAAGTTTATCTTGGAAGTACTTCAGGTCTTCCAATTCACCCAGATTCTGTCCACCAGGAAGAGTAGAAACCTCAGTACCACGACCACCTTCACGACGAGGAAGCCAGTAGTCTTCCAACATACTCATAAACTTCTTATCGTCGCGAATCTCTCCAGTATTCTGATCGTAAGAAATTTTAGTTCTGTATCTTGCCATCACATCGCGCAAATACTGTTCCGCTTTATGCTTTGGCAAATTGCCCACATCAATGTA